CGCCGCCTCCAGGTCGAACCTGCCAGGCCGCACCCTGGGCATTCCCTCGTGAACCAGGGCGGTGATGCGCGATTTCCCGAGGTCGAGAAGCTTGCAAAGCTGCGCTGTGGAAATGGTCGTCGACATTTCAGGGATCGAGTCTTACCGTTGTGTTCACAGTCAAACTTTCGCGACCAAATTGACGCGCAGACCGCGATGCCGCGCTCCCGCATAGGGGGTGGGCCTGGAAGGACCCGCCCGCTATCAGGCCCCGACGTTCTTATAGAACCCCCGGTAATCCAGGGCCACGGCCGCGCAGTCGTGGCGGACTTTGAGCTGCAGTCCGTCCACTTCCCAGCCCGCTTGCAGTTCGGTATACGGCACCGACTGGCCATCCAGGTGCAGCAATTCGATTGTGTCGGTGGCCAGCGGATCGGCGAGGACATACCAGGCAGTCGAACTGTCCGCGTCGAGCCGGGGATCCTCGATCACCTCGGCCATACCCTGGACCGGGTTCGGGTTGCGCTGAGTCTTGGCGGGGTCGAACTCCGCATTCATCAGCACCCGCGCCGTATCGCCCAGCGCCAGCGGCACAACCAAGAAGGCCGGGCGAATATTCAAGTACGCCAGATCGGCCGGGCCCTTCTGCGAACCCATCGCGACACGGGCAGCGCCAAACGTCGACACGCTCGGGGCGCCACCGCCGGAGCTGACGTAGTTTGCGTGGTTGCTGGCATCGAATAGCGGATTTCCATCGGGCATGGTCTGACCGTTCGTCAGCAGGGCGAACACGAGGTCGGCTTCTTTCCGGCTGGCGCTTGCGGCCATGCCGCGGGACAGCCCGGCGAAGGCGCCCAGATCATCGTTGACGAGGGCCTGCCGGGAGATGCTGAACATCTTGCCATATGTCGATAGGGCCACGGTCACGCCGTAATCGCCGTAGGTGCCGAACTTGTATTCGCCGTTCTCGTACACGATTTCCAGGTCTGAGAATTCGGAAATAGCCGCACGCTTGCCGCCCTTGAAGTCCGGCAGCGAGCCCATACGGCACAGCTGGCGATGCTGGCTGGATGCCTCCATGAATCCAACAAGCAGGGCCTTGTTCGCGACGTTCGCCAAGAGGTTGCTGAAATCGCTGGTGCCGTGCGCCATGAAGCTGCGGGTCAGGCCCAAAGCCTCGCCCATGAGCGCGTTCCGGCTCATCCCCTGAGTCCGTGCGCCCAGGCTGCGCAGGTGAATCTCGGCCATTTCCACGACCGAGCGATGCACGAAATCGCGCGCCGCCGGGTGCGGGTCTTCGATCTTGATCCCGGCCCGGATCGCGATGGCGTCCTCGATGGCGCGGGAGAGCTCCGGTACTCGGTCGCGGCCGGGGGCCACGCGCACCTCGCCGCGGGCCAGCGAGCCGTTGAAGTCATCCTGCAGAATGCCGGCTCCGCCCAGGGGCTCGGCATCTTCGCCCAGGCGTTCCAGCAGCAGTTCCCGCGCGCGTTCGACGGAGCAGAACGGATCATCCAAGATAGCGTCCAGCAGGTCAGCATGCCGCTGCGCGTGACGGCCGACGAACACCCGGTTGCGGATGGTATCGCGGCGCTCCTGCTCGCGCTTCAGCACCGCGTTCTCGTTGTTCACGGCCAGGGTCGGCTTGCTCGGTTCGTTCGTGCGTTCGTCAGTCATCGTGTGCTCCTGTCGATTGACGCCTACGGTCGCATCCGCCGGCACAGCGACCACGGACGCCTCAAGTAAGGACCAGTTCGTAATTCGCACGGTATCGCTGTTCGCCTGCTCTTCCAGGGTGTTGACCCGGTAGCCGATCGACACGTTGCGAAGGAAACCGCCGGCCACGTCCTGCCAGACCTCCATGGCGCGGGCGTTCTGGCTGAAATGCAAGGTGCCGCGCAGCTTGCCGCCGTCCAGGCGAACGTCTCGCACCACGCCGATGGGCTGATCCGAGTTGTGGGAGAACAGCAGGGGCAAACCGTCCGCGGCGCGGCTCAGGTCCACGGAGTCGGGGGAGTGCACTAGCACTTCCTGGCCGAACCACCGCTGGACGGGGGCCTCGCTCGACAGCGATGCAGGGACAGTGCGGGCTTCGCTATCCATGCCCGCGGCGTGCAACCTGACCTCGCGGTAAAGGGTGTCGTTGATGTCCATGCTTGCCTTCATACCAGACCCCGCCCTACTGACATAACACCCGGGGGGTGGTGTCAGCACCGGACACCATTCAGCACTCGCATAATTTGCCGGACGCTGATCGGCATTCGGGGATTCGTTCTCAGGCGCTGAACCATTGAGCGCACCAAGCGCCGGTCGTCGACGGTTTCGCCGGCCACCATGTCGGCAATGATCTGCGCGGCCGCCCAGGGCGGCAGGTCCAGCAGATTGGCAGTAGCCCGCAGGTCGCTATCCCGGCGCTGGAGCTCCGCGGCAACGGCGGGGCGGTCGGTCCAATAGCCCTGCCGGCATTTCAGGCCCAGAGCATCGTCCAAGCCTTCGGCCTCACCGCTGAGATAGGACCGAAGGCCGGATCCAAGCCACCGCGCCACGTCGGCGGGGACTTGCCCGGCCTCCAATCCGACCAGGGCCCGGCGGAGCATGGCGGCCGAGGGGTCCACGTCAGTGCTTCCGCTGGATCACTCCGTCCTGCTCAGCGTCCCCAACCGCCTCGGCGATACCGGCCCGCACCACGGCCTCCGCCTGGGCCAAGCTCATCGGCCCGAAGTACGAAAACGTGCCGGCTGGCTCGTGGTTCTGGTCAAAGTCCACAATCGCCAGCGTGCGCCGGTGGGGGCAGTACCCCCAGGCGGTATCCGCGGAAAGCTTTGCTTCGCACTCGCTGCAGAATTTGCTCATCGTAATTACCCCCTTGTTCATGATCGTTCCCCTGCGGATCGTGCCGCGTAGGTAAAGCCAGAAGGACGGCGCGGCATCGGTCCGCCCTCCACGACATCGCTGGGCCATTCCCCTGCGAAACTCGCAAACCTCATGCGGTCCGCGATATACGTCAGATGCACGGTGCCGGTGGGCCCGTTGCGCTGTTTGCCGATGATGAGCTCGGCCATTCCCTGGAAACGGGTGTGCTCGTTGTAGACCTCGTCGCGATACAGGAACGCGATGAGGTCCGCGTCCTGCTCCAGATTTCCCGAGTCGCGCAGATCGGACAGGATCGGGCGCTTGTTGCTGCGCTGTTCCAGCGACCGGTTCAACTGGGACAGCGCGATCACCGGAACGCGTAGTTCCTTGGCGAGTGCCTTCAGGCCGGCAGAAATGGCGCCGATGCGCTGGGTTTGGTTCTCCCCTTCCGCCCGCATCAGCTGCAAGTAGTCGATGACAACCAGCTTCACGTCGTGGGCCCGCTTCAGCCGCCGGGCTCGGCTGCGCAGCTCGCCGATGCTGAGCGCCGGAGTATCGTCGACGTACAGCGGCGCGGGCGTGAGCCGGCTCACCGCGTGAGTCACGCCCGGCCAGTCTTCATCGGCCAAGCGCCCGGTGCGTAGCCGCTGGTAATCGACCCTCCCCACCTCCGAGATGGCGCGCTCGATGATCTGCTCGTCGCTCATCTCCAGGGAGAAAAACGCGACCGGCTCGCCGCGCAGTGCGACGTTCATGGCGATATTGCTCGCGAAGGTGGTTTTTCCCATCGAGGGGCGACCAGCGATGATAATCAGATCGCCGGCGCCGAGGCCGGCCGTCATTGCGTCGAGATCCGCAAAGCCGGTCTGCAGGCCGGTGACAGCACTGCCGGCCATGAATTTGCGGTCTACCGCATCAACGACGCGCGTCAGGATATCGCGGGCCGGTTTCGGCGCCCCGGCGTTCCGGCGGTCCTCAGAAATCTCCAGCACCAGGGCCTGCGCACGGTCCAGCTTCTCGGCCACGGGCTCCGGCCCGTCCGCCAGGCGCCGGATATCGGCTGCCGTCTGAATCATGGCCCGCTCGATCGCCCGGTCGCGCACGATATCCGCGTAGGCACGTAGCGATGCGGTGCTGGGCGTGTTCTTTGCCATGGTGCCGAGGAATGCCAGCCCGCCTATATCTTCGAGCTGCTGGCGTTGGTCCAGCCATTCCGACAGTGTCACCAGGTCGAACGGACTGTTGCGCTCGGCCAGCTCACTGATGGCCTGGAAGATCAGCCGGTGGTCGCGGCGGTAGAAGTCGCCCGCGGTCAACCGGTCCGCCACCTGATCCCAGGCGCTGTTCTCCAGCATGAGGCCGCCCAGCACGGATTGTTCGGCCTGGACGGAATGAGGGGGCACCAGAAGCGCAGTGTCGGCGGTCATTCGTAGTTCCCTTCTATTATCTTCACGATGTTCTTAGGCCGGACAATCCATTCCAAATTGGCAATGAAAGTCCGCCGGCCGTTGGTTGCCTGCGCCCGCCCGGTGAGAAATTCGCTTTTCGCGACGTAGGTGAAGAGCCCGCGCCACCACTCCAAGTCCTGCCGCTCCGTATCCTCGCGCCATCGAGCCTGTAGGCACTTGCGCCGATCAGCGGTCCAGATGCGAACCCGTGGGCATGCCGGGAGGATCTCGTGGTAGAGATCGATGATCTTTTCGTGCGGGCAGGGAGGCGGCAACGGCAGGCCGTTGCCTGCTGAGGTACGTCTACTGACGGTTAATGATGTTTCCTTGGTGGATTGGGTGTCATTTTGTTCACCCGTCCCGTGTCGTTTTCGACACCCGTGGGCGTCCAAAACTTCACCCGTGTCATTTTGTTCACCCGTGTCGATATGTTCACCCGTCAGCCGGTCGATTCGGATTCGGAACCGTCGCGTCGCCGACTGCTTTCCGCCTGCCGCAGAGCCCGCTGCCGCGATGAACCCGGCAGCCTCCAATTCCCGCAGCAGCTTCTGCGCCTGGCGACGGCTGACTCGCAGTTTCTTGGCCAACGTTCGCATGGAGGGATGAACGCTCTCACCGGCATCATTCGCGAAGTCGGCCAGGGCGAGCATGGCAAGGAGCTGCGCTCCGCCCCGCGGAAAGTTCGACCAGACCATCGACATTACGCGCACGCTCATCGGCGGCCCACCAGATCGAGACCGCGACGGCTGAGCCGGTTGCCAACGTAAATGCACGCATAGCCCAGGCAGTCATCGCAGTGCCGGTGCGGCTTCCGAGGGTTGGTGCGGAAATGGCCGCCGCATTGCTGGCAGGTGGTGACCCGCCGCCAGTCCGCGAAACGCGTGGGGTACATGGTTAAGCCCCCGCCGGCGCCTCGCAGCCGCCACGCTCGCGCGCCGCGACCCACTCAAGTACCTCGTTCTCATACCAGCCGATGGAGTTGGCACCGAGGCGGACCCGGCGGGGGAATTGGCCGACCGCTTCGCGGCGATCGATGGTTCGTCCAGACAGGCCGGTGAGTTCTTCGACCTTGGGCCGACGGATGATCTTGCTCATGTTGGTTGACTCCCGTTGTCACGACATCAGGTATCAACCTACGGCAGGTCTTGCTTTAAAACTGCCCCGATCTTTTTGGAAGTTCGGGATTGTATATGCTGATTATTTGTGCTTGGCGAGATTCTTGACCGACCGATAGAGCTCTCTAACGTCTTTCTCATTGATAGCGAATTCGTCTGCTGCGATCCCGTACGCCTGCGTGAGCGATTTGCCCTCTCGTTGCAGTTGCGTGATGCGCTGCCAGATCATGAACCGCTTCGTCCGCTTTCTGCCGGTGCGTATATCGAACCCGTTGGGCCTCTCTATCTCGAACGCCTCGCCGAGGTCACGCACCTGGCAGTCCGCATATCGGATATGCCATGCAATATTGAAAGCGCGCTGCACCCATTCCGGTGCCACGATGGGCTTGGATATGCAGATCCCGACAGCATCCAGCAGCGCATCGGTTTGCCCGGCCTCATAGCGCTGGCGCAGGACTTCAAGCCAATCCTCAGAATTCACGCCGTCACCTCCGGCCGTGCCATCGGCAGCACCTTGGCCTCGCGGCCTTCCAGGATCGCTACCAGCCGCGCTTCCCAGGCCTGCAGGGCGGTGCGCTTCTCGTCGAAGTAGGCCCATGGGTCGTGGACGTCATATGTCCGGTGCAGCTTCTCGGGCAGGTGGTTCAATACCCGTTCCCACGTCTCACCGGTGCGCCGCTTCATCATGGTCGTGGCTGTTCGCCGCAGATCGTGGGGCGTCCAGTGCGGAATGCCGAAGGCCGCCCGGTTGTTGCTCACGGCCCGGGTGATGGCGCGCTCGGTGATGGGAATGTCGTTTTCGTCGTTGGCTCGCGGGGAGGGCAGCAGATACGCGGAGTCCCCGGCGCATTCCATGAGCTTTCGGACCAGCTTCACAGCCAGGGGCGTGAGCGGCACCGCATGGGCGGCTCCGTTCTTGGAATGCTCGGCCGGGATCAGCCAGGCGCCGCGCTCGAGGTCGAACTCGTCGCGGCGGGCCTGGGCGAGCTCACCGCGCCGCTGAGCGGTCACCAGGAGCAGTTTCAGGGCCAGCTTGAGGGGTAGGGTGGCCCTGATGGGGTGTTCGTCGCTGTCCGGCCGGTCCAGCGCCTGCCAGACGGTCCGGATCTCGTCGGCGTCCAGCGCCCGGGCCCTGGGGGCTTCCTCTCCGCCGGGTCTGTCGATCTCGAAGACCGGGGACGTCTCCAGGATGCCGCGGCGGACCGCAAACCGAAACATCTTGGACAGCACAGCGTAGGTCCGGTTGGCGGCCACCGGTGCGCCACGGTCGGCGATCCCGTCCAGGAGCCGTATCACGTCCCGCCGGGTGACGTTCTTGGCCTTGCGCTTGCCCCAGGCCGGCTTGACGTCCTTGTCGAGCATCCGCTGGTCTTCCGCCCAGCTGCGCTTCTTGGCCTTGGCGTGTCGTTCGATATACTCGTCGATCAGGTCGGCGACCGTCTCGGCCGCCCGTTCGGCTTTGCGCTCGGCGACCTTCTCGGCGCCGGGGTCGACCGGCGGGTCCAGATCCAGCTTGGCGAGGGCATCGGCGTGCAGCTGGCCGGCCCGCTTGAGGCTGATGGTCGGATAGATGCCGTGGGTCATCATCCGGGCCTTGCCCTGGAACCGGTACATGGTTACCCAGGTTTTGCGGCCCTGGGGGGTGACCCGCAAACCGAGGCCGTCGCCGCCGTCCTTCCAGACGACATAGCGTTCGGTTTTCGGCTTAAGATTCCGGATTCCGGTGTCGGTGAATTTCATGTCAGCGGACCCCTGTGTTCAAGTCAGGTGCCGCTAGCCCGGCTCCGTATGGCTAGCGTTTTGGGTGTTGCTGGCCCTGTCATCGGGTGACGTGCCTTGACGTGAGAATAACGCTAATCGATTGACGCAACAAGGGAAAAGTTGACGATGGTTGACGGGCCTTGACGGACGTTGACGGGGCAGATAATCTGAATGGGGTTCAGGTGGTCGGAGGTTCAAATCCTCTCGCCCCGACCAATAAGGAAAGGGGGTGCTTTCAGCACCCCCGGTTTTGATTAGAAGGGGCGTCGGATTCCCGGCCCCGCAAAAGGCGCGGGGCGTTCGCCGGACTTCCTTTGTCCACTGGACAAAGGGTTCCGGCTCACCCTCTCGCCCCGACCAATAAGGAAGGGGGTGCTTTCAGCACCCCCGGTTTTGTTCTGAAGGGGCGATCGGATTCCCGGCCCTGCAAAAAGCGCGGGGCGTTCGCCGGACTTCTCCAATTGCTTGTG